CAAGTCGTCCCATGAGTGGATGGTCTGGCTGGGACATTCCTGGGACCGCGACATCATGGACGAGGCCAAGGGGGCCGTCGAGGACGTCGCGGTCAGATACGGCGAGGAGCTCGCCGGGCTGGACGTCCAGATATCAGAGGCGGCTAAAAATGGTCAAAAGGATTTAGCCAAAAACATCGAGGGACGAAAAAAAGAGTTTGTCCGAAGGATACAAAGGCTCAGGGGCGTGAATGGGCGGAACGCCGTTCTCGAGTTTGCCGCGGCCCTACCCAACGGATCGTCTTTGGCGATAAAGGGCGACGAGCTGGACCAGGATCCGTGGCTACTCGGCTTCACCAACGGAGTTCTCAATCTGAGAACAGGTCAGTTTCGAGCCGGTAGCCCTGGCGATTATATCTCAAAGAGGTGCGGGTGCGAATGGAAGGGCCTCGACGAAGAATGTCCAACCTGGGACAAATTTCTTTGGGACTCCCTGGAGAATCAGCACACGATAGATTTCTTACATCGCTGGATGGGCTATTGCCTAACCGGTGTCGTCACTGAACAGGTGTTTCTCATCCTGTCAGGCGAGGGCCGCAACGGGAAAGGAGTGTTTGTCGAAACTGTCCTCTCGATCATGGGAGACTATTCCGGACCGGTCCAGGCAGAGATGCTCCTCGATCAGGGAAGGGCTAAATCTCCTGACGGCCCTTCACCGGCCATAATGACATTGTTTGGCCGCCGGCTGGCTACGGCATCAGAGTCTGACGAGGCCCGTCGGTTCTCTCCGTCAAAGATAAAATGGTTCACTGGATCCGACACACTGGTTGGACGATATCCCCACGACAAATACGAGCGCTCGTTTCTCCCGTCGCACAAACTCATGCTCATGACCAACAACGACCCCTACGCTCCTGCTGATGATTTCGCGTTTTGGCAGCGCGTACTCAAGGTAGATTGGCCGTTCAAGTTTGTCCGCAATCCCAAACATCCTTCGGAAAAAGAGCGAATCGACAACCTCGCAGATAAGCTCAAATCTGAAGAGCCTGGGATTATGGCCAGGTTCGTCAGGGGTTGCATGGAGTGGCAGGCAGGAGGGCTACAACCAACAACGGAGATCAGGCAGGCAGGCGAGAGCTACCGGCGTGAGCAGGATCTGATACAGGACTATATCGAGGCCCGATGTTTTGTCCCGAGCGACCCCTCTGCTGTCGCAACGACAGCAACGGACATCTACCAGGATTTCAAAACCTGGTACACCGAATACCACCGCGCAAAGGTGCCGACAATCCAGTGGTTTGGCCGGCGTATGGCCAAAAAGTTCAGGAAATACAAGGACGGAGTTGTCTATTATGAAGGAGTCGGCCTGCTGGCCACATAAAATATCATCCGTATTGTCCAGATATTGTCCATTTCCAACCCGTCGAATTTTAACGGGTTTGGAGGATTTGGACATTTCGGACATTTCCTGCGCGAATAAATCTTTTTAGATTTGCAAGCAATCCAACAAAATAAATCTATTATTATTGTAATTATTGTCCGAAATGTCCAAATTGTCTTAAATAGATAATATAATAAATAAAAAATCTCGGACAATATCTGGACATTTGGACAATAACAAAAAGAGACCCTCTCATGCCAACAATCCTTGAACTGCTCGAAAAACGCGGGATGGAGCCGCGCAAGGTCGCGGCCACAAAGGGCGGCGAGTATGTGTGCCCGTGTCCGAGCTGTGGCGGGGAGGATTGCTTCCATGCTTGGCCCGAGCAGAAGGACGGACAGGGATCGTGGTGGTGTAGGAAGTCCGGCAAGGGCGGTGATTGCATATCGTTTCTGATGGAGATCGACGGGATGCCATTTCGCGAGGCCGCAAGGATCATGGGGAAAGAGATCAAGGGCCGTCGTCCCGTGTCAACGCCACGTGTTCCAACGCAACGCCAACCACGGCCCCTGGATGTCGCGCCCGTGGATGTACCGGGAGGTTCATGGCAGGATCACGCCCGCAAGTTCGTTGCGTTTTCCCACGACCATCTCATGCAGAGCCCGGACCAACTGGCATGGCTGGAGTCTCGCGGAATATCCCGTCAGACAGCCGCACGTTTCAGGCTGGGCTGGAATCCTGGCGAACGCGGTGGGCGCGACATCTACAGGCCACGCACGAGCTGGGGGTTGCCAGATGTGATCAAGGAAAACGGACAACCAAAAAAGCTCTGGATCCCCAAGGGGCTGACCATCCCGATCATCGACGGCTCCGATATTTTGCAGATCCGCATCCGCAGGCCGGAGGGCGAGCCTAGGTATTTCGTCCTACCAGGATCCGCCAGCGATCCCATGCCCATGCTCTCTGCCCCGAGCTGCTGGCCCGGTAGAAACCAGGCCCTGATTATCTGTGAGTCCGGACTCGATGCGATCCTGCTCACCCAGGCAGTCGGTGACCTGGCAGGGGTCATTGCCGTAGGATCTGCCCAGGCAAAGCCCAGAGATAAACGAGCGGATCGCATGGTACGCGATGCCGCATGGGTCGGGTTGTGGCTCGACAACGACGAGGCCGGTGACGTGGGCACATCCTGGTGGCTCGATACAATCCCCACGGCCCAGGACATCCGTCCAGCCGGCGGCCCCAAAGACCCTGGCGACTATCTCCGCGACAAAGGGTCTGTGCGCGACCACATCATCGGGGCGATCCCGCCGGCATGGCTCGTTCGGAGACCTGGCGCGACAGTCGTTGATATGGGGGGCGGGGGGATAGAGTTAGCAAAGGGTGCGGGAAGTCAATCGCGCCCGTCGATCTCCCCGGGCGTCGCAAAGATGGGCAAACTCCTCGAGCGCTGCAATGTCGTCTGCAGGATCGGCAATGGGAGCATATCCATCGATGCTTTTAAGCGCGAAAACGGGGCGTGGGTTGCCGACACGACGTGGGCGCATGATCATTGGGATTTGTCGCAGGAAATATGGCGGCTATTTTGGTACGATGACGACGTGTTTTCGTACATTGAAAACCACCCCGATCATGATCGCGGGGTGAACGGAAAGAATTTTTGGCGGGGAATACAGAAATGAACGAATGGGAATCAGCTCCTGATATCTTCCCCACGGCGAAGGCTGTGGCGAAATATGTTTCAGAACATTTTATCCAGCGGGCAGGAGGTACTGTCAGGCCAAGGACCGTGGCCGGGCACCTACAGGGCCGCGGCAAATCGGGAAAACTGCTCATACCCAGACCAGAGGGCGGGTATACTCTGGAGGCGGTCAAGGATTATGTTGCCCGTATGCGCTATCTCCCGCTCGGGTCAGAACCCGCGGCAGATGATGACGAACTTGCAACGACCATTGAAACGCTGAATATCCAGCAGAATATCGAGCGGGAGCGGCTCCAGGAACTCAGACAGAAAAACGAAAAACTGGCCTACGAGTTGTCAGAAAAAAAGCGTTTGTTCTGCAGGGTGGCCGACCTGGACATGGAAATGGCCGCTCGAGGGTTGGCATTGCGTCATTTTTTGGAATCCCACGCCGAGGAAAAGGCGGCCGAGATCATGGCCATGGATCGGCGCGATGATGTTGTCGCCGTGATCATGGAGGGTGTCGACGATGCCCTCCATGATTATGTGTCCCACGAATCGTACCACATCCTGGTGATCGATGGATCTACAGATTAAGCGGCCGTCGTGGCTCTCAAAGTGCCTGGCAGAAAGGATGTCCGACCGTGATGTCCAGCCATTGGAAGGCGAGCGCAAGGCGTTTCGCCGCCGGGCAAAGATGCGGCCGTCTGTATGGGCCGAGCGGTATCGTATCCTGCCGCCCAAGGTGTCGAGCAAACCTGGCAAGTGGCGCAACACAACAACACCGTACCTGCAAGCGGTCATGGATGTCGCGGCCCTACCATTTGTGCGCGAAATCGTCTGCTGCAAAGGACCGCAGATGGGCGTGACCGAGGCTGTTCACAATTTCGTTGGCTACTCAATCGACCGGGCACCCGGTCCGGTCATGTACGTGTTTCCTGACGAGGATATGGCCAGGGAAAACATGCGCGACCGCATCGAGCCCATGATATCGGCCACCCCCCAGCTCCGCCGCTACCTGACGGGATCTGCCAAGGACGCAACATCGCTGCGCGTGGACCTCAAGCACGTCAATGTCTATCTGGCATGGGCACGGTCGGCATCCAAGCTGGGCAACAAGCCGATCAGGTATTTATCGCTGGACGAGATCGACAAGTATCCAGAGACCTCTGGCAAAAAAGAGTCGTCACCTATCGCCCTGGCAGAGGCCCGGACAAGGACATACTCGCGGACGTGCAAGATTTTCAAGTATTCAACGCCGACCGACGAATCGGGCGAGGTTTGGCGGGAGATCAACTCGTGTCCGGTCGTTCTTCACTATGAGGCCAGATGCCCGGCATGTGGCAGGTTCCAGCGGATGGTTTGGGCTCAGGTGAAGTGGGAGGGTGGCGGATCGGCAGATCCCGACGTGATAGAGCGACAGGAACTCGCAAGGTATGAATGTGAACATTGCGGTGATCTGTGGGACAACTCCGTCCGTGACGAGGCGGTCAGGGCCGGTAGGTGGTGCGATACGGATGGCAGGTCGTGGGAATACGCGGTCCGCAAAGAGAAGCCCCGCAAGATAGGGTTTCATATGCCTAGTTGGTTGTCGCACTTTGTCAGCTTGTCCACTGCGGCCGCAAAATTTATCGAGGGCACCAAGGACCGTAGGGCGCTCCGTAATTTTTTGAATAATTTTGCAGCAGAACCGTGGGTTGAATACGACGTGGAGCGCAGCGAGGATCGCATCCTTGCGCTTAAAGACGAACGCCCCGCTGGACTTGTTCCGGAAGAAGCAGATGTTATCATGGCCGGAATCGATACCCAGGATGACGGTTTTTGGTATGAGGTCCGGGCGTTTCGTTATGGAATGGAACTTGAGTCGTGGCAGGTGCGGGCGGGATTTGTGGATTCCCTGGCCGGCCTGGACGACATAGTGAACGGCACCTACAAAAAGCCGTCTGGTATTTCCACGGGCGTTTCGTTCGGGCTTATCGACTCCCAGGGCCACCGAACGGCGGAGGTATATGATTGGTGTCGGCTCCACCCAAGAATATATCCGCTCAAAGGCGAACAATCTATGAACGTTCCGTTCATGGTCTCCGGCAAGTCGATCTCAAAGTATAACCTGGCAGGGCTCAAGCTGGTCCGCATCAACACCACGTATTTCAAGGACGATCTTAAGGCGAAGTTGGAAATCTTACCGACCGATCCCGGCGCGTGGCACATGTGCGCAGATTACCCTGACGATTATGCCCGACACATGACATCGGAATATCGAGACGAAAAAGGCAAGTGGCAATGCCCGAGGCACAAGCCAAACCATCTATGGGATTGCTCGGTGTACCTCCTCGCCGCTGCCGAGATAAGACACCTCAAGACAAAGACGCGGCCCGGGACGTCAATGCCGCGCCATAAAAAAACAGCGGTCAACCCATACACACACGGGGCGGAACCGTTCGCGAGGAAACAATGACAGCAGCACAAATCACCCAGGCCGTGGCACTGGCCCTGGAGACGGCCGCCACCGGCGTGGACTATCGGCCCAAAGAGGGGGCGGTCTGCCCGTGGTGCGGGAAAAAGAAGATCCCGGTTTACTCGACCAAGCCGTGGTCCGGGTCGGTGCGGGTGAGGTACCATCATTGTAATAACCCGGGATGCCTGCTGTACCAGCTGCATACGGGGATTAAATCTCTGCAGGAAAATAACTAAACCAACCTCGATATTTGATATACATCCACCCCGCTCTCACCCCGAGGGCGGGGTTTTTGTTTGATTTCATTGGATAAAATAAATGTTAAAAAAATATTGAAAAAATGTTGACAGAATATCAAAGATGAGTACATTAGTAATCAAGGGCAGGGGGTAATGCCTTAAACCTCAACACAAAGGAGCTGCAATGACGCTACAAGAAATGATCCATGAAGCGAAAAAAAGTGCACTGTCAGCGTCCGAAGAGTGTGGTTACGCACGCGGCGCCGGAATGGTTTTTGAAAACAAGGTTGGCAAGATCCAGGTTAACTGCCAACTCAAGCAGGGTCGCAAGACCTCAATCGCGAACCAATATGCCGTAGTGTTCAAACTGAACGGCAAGCGAATTTCAAGAAAAAATCTTGAAGAGTTGATATAGCAACAGCCATTGGCCAGTTTAGTAACCTGGCCGGCAAACCACAACCCAAAGGAGCACGCCATGACCCGCCGAGAAGAGCTTACAACAAAAATGTCAGATACAAGATTTACTGTTGAATGTAGAGACTGCGGTTTTGTCACCGATATGGACACGCTTTCCCAGACAAACCCAAAGCATTGCCCTGAATGTGGATCTCACTTGTTTCTGGCTGGGACAAGCATCGACTGGAAATATATCCACGACCCTGTATTTATGAATCTCGCAACGGGCAGCACCGGGCATTATGACGACTGGGAATACGAGAACGAGGAAGGAAACCGTGTCAACGCCGTTGATCGTGACGAGGTCGCTCAGGTCTACAAAAACGAAAATGGAGACTGGGAGGAGATGTAATGGCAAAGACACGCACAACCGTATCATTCACCCTGCCGATCAAGCTCCTCGCCCTGCTGGATGATGAGGCCAAAAAAAGGGGCGTGTCCCGGTCGAGGTTGCTGACCGTGGCTATCATGAATGAACTTGAGATACCTATGGAACAGCAGGTGGAACTTGCGCTGGGGCTGGGGTAAACAAAAGGAGGATAAAATGAAAATATCAACAGCATCGATCATCGATTTGGCAATGGCAGCCGCCCGCAGAGACGGCGACAACTTCCGCATCGCCCAGCGCGATGACGGATCGGT